AGCAATGTCACGCATTGCCCAGACCCTGACTAGTACGCAGGAGGAATTTTATGACGTTAGACAGATGCTTTTGGAGCAGCGCTTTCTCCCTGCTGGACGTGTACAGTCCGCAATTGGTAGCACTCGTCGTGTTACACCCTATAATTGTTTCGTAAGTGTAACCATTGAAGACAGCATGGCATCAATTATGAATGCAGTGGCTTATGCTGCGGAAACCATGCGTCGGGGAGGAGGTATTGGGTATGACTTTTCACGAATCAGACCCAGCGGTAATCGCATTAAAACGCTTGATTCTCCTGCATCCGGACCAACCAGTTTCATGGGGATTTTTGATGCGCTTTGCAAGACGATCTCCTCGGCTGGTCACCGCAGGGGAGCGCAGATGGCTGTTCTTCGTGTTGATCACCCAGATATCGAGCAATTCGTCCATTGTAAAACGGATGATACAACACTCACCCAATTCAACATCAGTGTTGGCGTCACTGATGACTTCATGCACGCTGTGCGGGAAGACCTTGATTTCAATCTTGAATTCAACGGAGAAGTCTACAAAAAGGTAAAAGCTCGTGCTTTGTGGGACCAGATCATGCGTAACACATGGGATTGGGCAGAGCCGGGAGTGTTGTTCATTGATCGCATCAACCACAAAAACAACCTGTGGTATTGTGAGCGCATTGAGGCTACCAATCCATGTGCGGAACAGCCACTTCCTCCACATGGCGCATGTTTGCTTGGGAGCCTGAACCTTGTTAAATATGTTGAGGAGAGAGACGATGGTGTACGAGGTATCAACATCACACTTCTGACGCAGGACACCATGAGAGCAGTCCGTATGCTGGACAATGTAATTGATGTTGCTGAGTACCCGTTACTAGAACAGCGTGAATCCGCAATGAATAAGCGGCGTATGGGTATTGGCCTCACTGGTGTGGCAAATGCTATTGAGGCGTTGGGGTTCCCTTATGGTTCTGATGGTTTTATGGAAGTCCTACGGGAAGTTATGACAGTAGTTCGTGACTCCGCATACACTGAAAGCATCGAACTCGCAAAAGAAAAGGGTAGCTTCCCCCTGCTGGACAAAGAGAAGTTTTTGCAATCAGGGTTTGCAAAGACCCTGCCAGAATATATTAGAGAAGGAATTCGGGAACATGGCATCCGTAACAGCCACCTACTATCTATTGCCCCTACTGGCACTATATCTCTTAGCGCTGATAACGTCAGCAGCGGTATCGAACCCGTCTTTTCGTACGGCTATGACCGCACTATTCAAACGCCTTCTGGACCCAAGGTTGAACGAGTTGACGACTACGGGTACAGAGTATTCGGAGTTAAGGGACGTACAGCAAATGAAGTCAGCGTCCAAGAACACGTTGAAGTACTCAATCTAGCCTCATTTTACGTGGACTCTGCTTGCAGCAAGACCTGTAATGTTGGTGACAATGTAACCTTTGATAAGTTCAAGGAGGTTTACATGCTTGCCTATGATGGTGGAGCGTCTGGTTGTACAACCTTTCGTGCTGCTGGTAAGCGTTATGGTATCCTGAATGCCAGCAAGGATGAGGAAGTAGTAGAAGACAAACCTGAGTCAAAGGAGGACTACATTGACGAGAACATGGGGGCCGCATGTTTCTTTGATCCAGAAACAGGGAGGAAGACCTGTGAGTAATAATAGTACTGTCTACAAGCGATTTGGCATCCCCTTGCGTCACCAATACGAGGCAGGGGGACGAGCCTTCAGCGGGGGTTACATTGAGAATCCCTACAAACCGGGAACCAACCAATACAAGGAATGGCAGCGGGGTTTTGATGCGATGTACTTTGAAAACCTAGAAGAGGTACAGAAGCATGAATCCCGGCGAAGTTGAACGCATTGTTGGGTACGTAGCGGAGCGTTCTGTTGAGCGTTTCATGCTGTTGAATGGTTGGAATGGGAGATTGACATCTTTTGAATATTTTGACTTGACAGTTGATGTTGGTAATGGTAAGTATCTGCGCTGTCAAGTTAAAGGAACAGCAACAGGCAAGCGCTTCAACCTTCGCAATGGGCGCAATCGTAGACGAGAGTATGAAAAGGGTAGCTTTGACTTCTACTGTTTGGTGACACTTGATACTGAACATGGGCAAGATGGGCTATTCTTTTTGCTTCCAGAAGATATCAGCACCCAATCAATTGCCGTCAAGGACTTGAAACAAAGCTGGCACGGCCTACATGGGTGGAACAGAGTTAGAAACATCCTGATGAAAAGGATCAAATACAATGGCAAACAGTGTAGACAATGTAGTAGACCATCCGACATTCAAGAAGAAGAAGTGGACTGAAGCGCATTCAGACGCAATGGAGCGCATGACCCTTCTGGATAACTTACATGACGCAAGAGAAGCGTTGGAGATAGCTTCTCGCTTGTATGCAGATGCCTATTCTGCTTTGAAGTATCACGATGAGATGAACGGTATTGACTACAGTGAGGATGATGATTGATGCAAGCAACACTTCTAGACAGCATGGGCACAGACCTGTCAGTCGTGAATGCGGCACGGGTGAGTTTTGCAAAAGAGTCAGATTGGGTAGAAAACTGTCAATGTGGTGAGCCGGGGAATAAGGATTGTAACCTCACTTGTGATTTTGTTCTACGGGATGCCGACAAGCGCCTCATCCAGTTCCTTGCTCGTGGTATGACGGAGAAAGACTTTGATGCCTTGGTTGAAGGTATCCGTACTGCGGGTATTACTAATGTTGAATTGGATACTCATTATACCAGAGAAGAGACACGGGAGTATATTGAAAACAAACTGTGGGAGTTTCGCAACCAACCCCAACACAGCAGCCCCTTTCGCCACTGCTTTGCATCGTTTCACATCAAGGCACCCGTGTTTGTTGCGCGGCAATTAGTGAAACATCAGGTGGGCATGTCGTGGAACGAAATCAGTCGTCGGTACGTTGATGATGAGCCTGAGTTTTGGTGGCCTGATAAATGGCGTGGTCGCAGTGAAAACAAGAAGCAAGGCAGCGCTGGGACTGTTGACTTGCACGAGTATGAATGCACAGGGGAGGTTTTACCTAAAAGTGTTTGGGTGATGCCGCTAGATGAATCATTGAGTGAACTTTCAGATATGTATAAGGACCAGTACAAGGCATTGATCAAGGCTGGTGTCGCCCCTGAAATGGCTCGCATGATCCTGCCACAGAATATGTACACGGAATGGCATTGGTCGGGCAGTATGCTGGCATGGGCGCATGTCTGCAATCTACGTTGTCATCCAGAGGCACAACAGGAAACACGAGAACTCTGTAAGTATATTGATGTATCCTGTGAAAATCTATGGCCTGTAAGCTGGAAAGCACTGCGGGAAGGAGTGTAAAACATGGAAGAGTTCGAACCACAAACAACTGAAAACAAGGATGAGAACAATGAGTGAGACCAGTTTTGAAAAAGATTTCGGCTTCAAGCTAAACACAGCAGATGCAAAGACCCTTGTAGATGCACAACGTAAAGTGTTTGGTCACATGCTTGATGGTATGCATCGTATTGCCCGTCTTGCTGCGGAGCATCCTGATGACGAGGGTTTTCAGAAGGGGTATGAAGCGTATGAACGTCTCGCGGAGTACACTCGCAAAATGATGCTTGCAACCTCAATGGAAGAACTTGAAGGTATCTTTGTTGAGAGCAAGAAGTTTACGGGGAACTACCTGAGTGATATTGTTACAGAGGCACTTACCTTGATGCAAGGAGAAATGAATAAGGGTCTGTAGGTGCATCCCTAATTCCCAACATTGGAGCCTCTGAGGCGTCGAGGCATCGCTACCCCAGTGTTGGGCAGACCTGAGTACGTCTGTTGAAACTGCTCACATTTTACTTGACAAAGTTTTCAAAGTGTGGTACAAAAAAGGGTAGTTAAGGTAAGAACATGAATACAGGGATTAAGATAGTCTGGTAGTCGCAAAGCCTTGGATGCTTTGAGCGCTGGTTCGAATCCAGCATCCCTGACCAAACAAGTGGCGGGAGTGTTGTAACGGTAGCATGACAGTCTGTGAAACTGTAGGTTAGGGTTCGATTCCCAATCTCGCCCCAAAGTGTGTTGCTTGGTCGTATAAGTGTAGGGATCAGCCTACTTAGTATGCCTCTGTTTTCTCCTTTCCAGAGGAGGTGTGGGACGAATCCCGCCCAAGCAATGCTTACATTCAATAAAAGGAAAGGTAACAGTTGTTGGCAGAGACACAAGTAAAGCTGGCGGTTTACAATTGTAAGAATTGTGGATGCATGGTAATAGGCAAGGCAGGGTCAAAGAATCCACAAGGACACTCCTGCTTTGCTTGTTACGGTACCTATGAACGTAATGATGTTGCAACAGAAATGTTGGAAGAAAGGTACAAAGAATAAGGAGACAACTTCCCTTGAAGAAAAGGAACCGACATGACAACAATGCCAACATGGATGCCAACAGGTGGCCCCGAGGAACACCGGGGTAGCACTGAGCTAACACCTGAAATCATGGCAAACTTTCGTAATCACTCCGTTGTTGGAGGTCATGCAAAATGGCCCAATCAGACCGACAACGTGGATGAGCAGGGGTTCTTCATCCCTGATGACAATGGAGAAAAAGCAGCACAAGAGGTACGCAACATGTACCACACACTGCTACAAATGTCACCAAATCCTGAAATGTTTCGCCGTCATGTCAAGGATGATGGCTCTTTTGGTATGCGTACATGGAAAGTGTGGGATCGTAATAGTAATAGTTCTGCCTTGTTTACAGAACAAGTATCTGTCAGCACCACAAGCATCTTCAATGCCTACTACGCCTCTGTACTTGGCGGTTTGGTGAGGCAAATTGGTGGTCGAGTTGTTGACATTGGCGGTGGCTATGGGCATTTGGCGCGGGAACTGTCGTCCTTTTGCGAACAGGTGTCGGTTGTGGAACTGCCAGCAAACATTCCGTTAGCAGAGGCGTATCTTGCCGACACTGATGTCAAGGTGTTGCATCCTGCCGACAGTTTTGAGGCTGATATCATCGTGAATACTATGAGCTTCCAGCACATGACACAAGCCAACCTTGAATACTACACGAAGAAAATTGTTGACAGCGGGGCAAAAGCCGTGTACACTGTTAACAGAATGACAAAACGTGACCCAACAGATGTTGTCATATATGAGTACCCCTTGTGGGAACACTTTTTTCCCATCCATGTAAAGGGATTTGGGCAGGTGTGGCAAGAGTGGGTTGCACAACGTAAACCAGAAAGTGGGAAGGTGAGTTAATCATGGAAGTACAAAAATTCTGTGTTGATTGTAAATGGGTTGAGATAAAAAGTCACGACAGGCAGCGTGACTACATGCGGTGTGGACGTCGTAAAGACCCCACGAATGGTAAAGGTTTGAACTTCTGTTCAGCCGAGAGGAGGTATTCTAATGACTTCTGGCCTTGGGGTGAAAAGTACTGCGGCCCTGAGGGCAAATGGTGGGAACCAAAGGAGACCGAATGATGGAAGCACTTGTAATCATCACTGTGGTACATATTGTGCTGCTTGTAGTTTGGGGGATGTAATCATGGTTGAAATGCTAATGGTAACGGGGAGGTAATAAGGAATGGTAACACTATTCACAGAAGAGTATGCGTCTGATGGTGTGTGGTTATACATGAGGTCTGGCTATTATGATACCAAAGAGGAAGCCGAGGATGCAGCTATGAGGTTTGCACATCTGGGTATTTCTCGGGATTACAAGATAATCGACGGAAAATCAGAGTACAGCGTGTATTAGAGAAAGGAAGGTGTAATCATGGTTGAAATTCCGTTGTGGACAGCGTGGGTGATTATGCTTATCCTGTCAATTGTAGGGACATCCTACCTTCTGACAGCATTACATAATACTAATGGTCCTGACTTTTTGGCACACACCGCTGGGTTCCTTTTGAATGCAGTTGTGGTTATATATGTTGCTGTGGGAGTGTTTGCATGACTGAAAACAAACTCATCAACTTCTATGTGTTGAATGGTCCTCCCGGTTCTGGCAAAGATGCACTTGCGGAGTATGTGGCAAATAATCACATCGAATTTTGTGTTATGTCCCTTAAAGGACCACTGCTTGATTTTGTTAGCAGTTTGGGTATTGATGTCGACAATGAAAACGCTTATCGTACATGGAAGAACTCAACACTTGACAAAACAACTGAAATCACTGGTCGTCAGTTGATGATTGACTTCAGTGAAGATTTTTTGAAACCTCGTCTTGGCAAAGACATCTTTGCACGACTGCTTCTTGATTGTGCTCGTCAAGGGGGCGAGAACCACGTTATTGTTCCTGATGGAGGTTTCACTGAAGAACTTGATTACCTGTGTTCACAGGGAAATGTAAGCGTACACCTGTTTCACCTCCATCGCCCCGGTAAAACCTTTGAGGGTGACAGTCGCAAATATCTGACGGGCTACCCTTACACGGAAATCCACAACAACAGCACAATTCCAGCGTTCCTGCACACAGGAGCGGCTGCACTGCTACATGCAAAAGGATGACAAAACTGTGAGCAAGGGGGTTGACAACTTTGACATCATCGTGTACACAGGGCTGACACTTGTGATGCTTGTGATTACTGTTGGGGTGTACATGGGGGTTGACAGTGGCGACAAGGTGCAGATTGAATGTGAGGTATCAGAGAGGGAAAGGGATGCCGAACAGTGGGATAAAATGGTAAAAGCAGACATCGAAAAGGAGTTCGACAATGACAACACCTGCTAACACTGTACCCAAGGAATTAAACGGGCGTGTCCTACATGCTGTTTATGACCTCATGGTAGCACCGCTTACATTTGACATCACTCAGTTTGCTGTGTTTGCCTCGTTGTGGGCAGAGGCACAGGGGTTCCGTGGGGTGTTCTTTCATGTTGTGTTGGGGCCGTACGACAATGAGGGCAATCACATTTGGCGCATGCAAACTCCCAAAGACAAATCGTTATCTGTTGTTGACAAATACAAACGAGTGAACACAATTCTGGCTCCCTTCCACAACATTGTCGACAATGCTGTTGGTGGGGCTGTGTGGTATGATCGTCAGGACTTCATGGATACTGTCACCAGCAAGACACCCATGCACACAATGTTTCCACCGAATTATCAGGTGAATGCTCCGACAACCGCTGTCATGTATGGTCAACTGTACCAGTACATGGCGGGACCAGATGGTATCATGGGGGACAAACTGTTTCGACTGTCTGCACCACAATGGGCGCGAGATGCCGTCAGGGGGGAACATGGTACGGGCTACGTCCTCATGAAAACTCGTGTCTCAAACAATGAGGAGCATCGTAACAGCGACCGCACCATGTGGGAAAATGTTGCACGTTATCTTGAAGATGCTGGGGAAAGTGTGGTGTGGATTGACGACACTGATAACATTCCTGTCGAAATTTTGATGGCAATGATGGAAGGATCAAAGCTGTTCATCAGTGACGCAGGTGGTCCCTCACTGTTGCCATTCTTTAACGATGGCTGCAAAGGTGCCAACATCTTTTGGCAAATTGACGAGGACCGTAAGATCGACATTGCCAAGGAAGCAGGACTGACGGGCTTGGAGACAACATGCCGACTGTTGGCAATTGAAGACAAAGGCCAGCCCCCGCAGCATGCCGTCAACCCAAACCTTGAATACATCTGGCAGCAGGGGTTGACAAGTGACTTCATTTGTGAGAAGGTTGTAGAAACACTGGAAAAGAAAGGGACGATGAAAAATGACAACTAAACGTGAAAAGCTGTTTGAACAGTTGCTTAATGCAGTTGAGGCCAAGGATATTGACTTGGTACAACGCCTATCTGACATAATTAAGAAGGGAGACATGCAAGATAGGAACAAAGTAATGTTTGTTCAGAGTGTCGAAAACCTTGGGGCACCAAAAGGATCAGATGGGCTTATGTTTGATAACCATCAACAAATAGAAGCTGTGTACGCCTTTTTAGATATCCTGACGGAACATAGTTACAGTATTTACGATCCTGACGGGAATGAAATTCTGTGGGAAGGGGAGTGGTGTTGATGGATGTGAGCAGAGAAGTGTGACAAAGACATGACTAAAGTTTATAAGCGCGTATCCTTTCATGGATACACTTTGGATGACGCGTACAAAAATGGGAGGGAAGGTGTGCAGAAGTATCTAGATGATGGGTACAAAGTCGATGCCCAATGGTTTTATGCCCATGATATCGACTTTGTTGATGATCACCAATCAGTGTACATTTTATACAGAGAAGAAGGGATGTAGACAATGAAAACCCTAGTACTCATCCTACTTCTCGGAACCCACAATGGTGACGTTTGGGTAAACCCTGATCACATTGTTCGTATGTTCACGCACGATGGGCGATGTACCCTGACGATGACAGATGGTACTCCCCTGTGGTTTCCCGGTAAGTCCTGTAAACAGGTGGTGGAACTGATTAGAACTGGTACACAAGTGAAATTTATAGAAAACACTAGAAAGGAACTCAACGTTGATTGAAGATAATATCAGGTTAAAGTACTACGCTACTATACATGATGGAGGCTGTATAACAATATCACGAACATCACACTACCTCCATAAGGATAAAATTATGGGTAGAGGTAGTTGCCACCTAGCATATGGGAAAGAGTACCCTACGAATTTCGTAGCATGGACAATCAGAAATGTAGGGGATAGTAAGACTAATGTCTACAGTATAAGACAAAAAAAGTGGGTGTATGCTCCTAAAAAAGGATACAGAAAGTTTGCTATGGACAACAAACCAAACGTATGTGAGAGATGTGGGGAAGATGATAGCATGTGTCTTGAAGTGCATCACAAAGATAGAAACCGAGACAACAATACGCTATCTAACTTAGCAATCCTATGCGCTAACTGTCACCGCAAAGAACACAGAGGGACTTTACTCCATAAAGAACTTTAGTTCACCCGTCAAGAACAAATGACGCTCAGATTTACGCCTACGTACAAGGCCGTTTGACACTTTCCCACCAGCCATGCGCCATTTGGGGAATTCGTCAGCGGCTCCTTTTTTATCCCATGAATTCAACTTGTCCAGCATTGTGCTTGACATAAAGTTACCACCGCCAAGGTTGTAGATGAATGAGGCAAGAGCATCAAACTCCCGCTGAAGCAAGTTTGGCATAACACTGCTTTTGATGTAGTGTTCAACCTCTAAGTTCATGTGATGCAGCAGCATACCCCGTGCTTCGTGCTTGTTGACAGGGGCGTCATCCATAGTCACCCACTCACCGTTTGGATACACAGTGCTGCCGTAGCCGATTGTAGGGACGCCAGCAGAGCAGAGGTACGGGGTCTCGCTGAAGCCCTCAAAGTGAATGATCAGGTCTAGGCCTTTTGGGGAAGTGTGCATGTTGGAATTTGTTGACATTTGTGGGTCCTTGTGTTACATAAAGCTAACAACTAGCCGTAAGGAGGTATCATGGCTGCTAGCAGTGGTATTCAATGGATTGACTTCACTTTTGATCTTGCTG